TACCCGAGCCGAGCCAGCGGCCCGACCAGAGTAGGCAGTGTAGCCGGTGGTGCTACCGCAGTCAGGGCACGCCATGTTGCCCTCCATGCGGTGCGCCTCTCCACCACGCCACAGGCGCATGGCCTCACCCATGCTGACCTCGGCGTTGGGGTCTCGGTTGGGATCAAGCGTCTGCTGACGCTCTCCCTGATTCAGCGGCACGCCAGACATATCGGGCTGGACAGCCTGCTGTACCTGCTGTACCTGCTGTGGTTGGACCGTCTGTTGTACGGGCTGAGGTGCCCGCTGTGCTGGGACCGTTAGCCCATACTGAGGCTGTTGGGTTCCCAATTTGTTGGCCCACCAAGAAGCATTATTGCTCACCGTCATCCTCCCATAATGACTCTAGGTTCTTCAGCATGTCAAGATTCTCAGGGCTGAGCAGGTTCTCGGTAGAGAGCAGGATGTCGGGAATCTCGGGGATCTCCTTGAGTTCGATGACTCCAGCATCCAGCAACTGGCCCATGACAGCGACCGCAAACGACGTAAGGCGGTCGAGGTAGACCACCCCATCAGTAGCCGCCAACCGCTTCTCAGGGTCCATGTACTGGGTCATCCACCAAGCGCTGTTGGCGATGATCTCCCCGGCATTACCCTGCTGTAAGGTCAGCCACAACTTGAGGGTGTCACGAATCTCGGCCTCGGCTGACTCGTCAGATGGGGCAACGAATCCGCCCTGCTCCTCCGCAATCTCGTGCCCGTCAATGGGCGACAACTTCAAATAGAAATTGCGTTGGAATTGGCGTCTTTCTTGCTCGTCCATATCAGCCTTTCGCCTCTGACCATGACTGTGCGTGATGCGCTTCCACTTCCAAAGAAACGCCCATGATTACCTTACCATTCCCCATGGCCTGCTCTAGTGCAGGTTCCCACTTAGGGATCTCTTCGATGGGGACGGATACCACTAATTCGTCGTGTACCTGTACGAGCATCCTGCACTTTGGGTAGTCAAGAGTCCGGTGAACACGGACCATGGCTTCCTTACAGATTTCGGAGGCCGTACCCTGAATGATGGCGTTGATCGCCTGCCTCTCAGAGCGAGCCTTAGAAGCAAAGTCATCGGAGTTCAGGTCGGGCACACGACGACGGCGACCCTTCATAGTCTCCACGTATCCGATACGCCGAGCCTTAGCGATAGTGCGGGTCTTCCATTCCGTCAGTTGGGCGTAGCCCGAGTTGTAGTTCTCGACGACCTGCTTCGCATCCTCCATGGAAAGTTTGCCACCAGTAGCCTCAACCAGCCGCTTAGGACCGCCCCCATATCCCATAAGGAAGTTGGGAACCTTGCCATAGATGTTGCGCTCTTCGCTGTCGATCTCTTCCGGGGGCTTGCCAAGGATGACGCTGGCCGTACCGGCGTGTACGTCGATGTTCTCTGCGAAGATGTGGAGCAGTTTGGGGTCCTGCGAGTACATCGCCATGATCCGCATCTCGATCTGGCTGTAGTCAGCCACGATCAGGCTGTTGTTCTCCTCTGCCACGAACAGGCTCCGCACCCTGCCATCCCGGGGGATGTTCTGGAGGTTGGGGTCGCTCGCAGACAGACGGGAGGTAACCGTGCGGTGGAGGTGGAACTGTGGGTGCAGTCGGCCCTTGTGGAGCAGGGGGAGCAAGCCGTCAACGTATGTTGACTTCATCTTCTTGAGTTCGGCGTACTCCATGAGCATGTCCACCACGGGGTGCTGTCCCTGTAGCGACTTCAGAGAGTCCTCGTCCACGCTGGGCTTGCCACTGCTGGTCGTCTTCTTTGGCTTCAGCCCCAGTCCTCCCTCACGCTTCTTGTCGAAGAGTAAGTGGGACTTGTGGACGTTGGAGTCTGGGTTGAACCCCACGGGGGCGTACTGAGAGATGTCGGCCACCTTGTTGTTCAGGTCAAGGTCGAGCGACTTGCCCAGCCGAGTCAACTCCCGCTTGTTGACCTGAATACCGTTCATCTCCATCTGTGCGAGCACTGATAGCACGTCGATATCAAGGTGAAGCACGTCCATAAGCGTCGGTACTGCGGCGATCTTCCGATACAGGCGGGTGTAAACCAGCCACGCCCAGCGGGCGTCGTAGTGGACATACCGGCACGCCCTGCTGAACGGCTCGGTGGTGATGGTCTTACCGATCTTGCCGTCCCTGTGGTACGGGTCGAAGTTGAAGACCTTGTCGAGGATAGAGACCAACCGGTAACTCGGCAGGTTCTCATCGACGATGTGCATGAGCACCTGCGTGTCGATGTACCTACCCTTAGGCAATTCTCCCCCGTAGTACTTCGCCACGGACTTACAGTCGAACTTGATGTTCTGGTTGACCTTGACGATGTCCTCGCTCATGAACAGCGGCTCCAGAGCAGAGAAGACAGTCTCCTGCGTCATCTGCTCGGGGGGATCGGTGAACGTAGCGGGGATGTAGTACTTCGCTCTCGCCATGCTCTCCTTACCGCTGGAGAGGACCGCCCGATAACCGGGGGGCGGAATGGTCGAGCCGTCACCACGTTGCTCTGGGACCAGCACCTCGCCGTTGGGGTGGCCCATGGGGATAGCCCACGACTGACCCTTGGTGGCGATGCCGATCCAGAAGACCTCGTTGCGGAGAGTGTCGAGGGCTACGTTGCCACGCCACTTGTCCTCAATGGCCTGTCGGGACCGATGGACGACAGTGGGGTGCGTGGACTTCAGGCTGTCTGACTTGGACTTCCACTCTGCTTCGACGAGGTCCATGACCTCTGCGTGGCGTTCGATGTTGCCACGGGTCTCTACGTCGAAAGAGAAGATGCCCTCTGCCTGTACGGCCCTGACAATCTCGGGAAGTTGTTCAGGAGAGAGAACGGCGGGGGCACTTGGCCCCCGCCGTCCCGTCACAGGGGATGACATGGAGTGGGGTCACTCCATCTCTTCGGCGGCAATGCCGACGAGAGTCTCCCGGTTGGGGATGGGCACGATGCTGGCATCGTACGCCTGCTTCTTGATCTGCTCCAGACCATCCTCGGTCAGGGGGGTGATGTTCCACTCCTCCTCCAGATCCCGGTCACGCACCATCTGGTGGTTGGTCTGCGAGGTCGGTCCCTTACCGGAGCGGCTGATCGCCCAGTAGTGCTTCGGGAGTGGTCCCTGACGGGGGTCCTGATGGAAGTTCTTGAGGCTGTCGATGACCCGAGGGCCAACCTCATAGGACTTGATCGTGGTGTCGCCGTCCTCGCTCAGCAGAGCGACGTTGAAGGCGAAGCGGGCAGACGGCCTGTGACCTGCGTCACACAGCGGGCAACCCTTGGGGTGCATGTCAGCGATGCACGTGAAGGACTTCTGGCCCTGCCGCTCGATCCAGTGCTGGCGGTACGAGGTGTACGGCTCGTCCTCCAAGAACTTGATGATGACAGGCTTGTCGTCAATCTTCAGGCGCTGGGCGTAGGGGGAGTCAGCCTGCTTGGTCTGCTCCACGTTGCCCCATCCCCGCTTGATGACCCTACGGGCCTCGGTGCGGTCGATGTCGGGGGCGGTAGCAATGCTCCCACCCGTGTCTTCGGTATCGTCGTCAAAACGTCCCATGGCTCTAACTCTTTCTCATGTCGTTGGGTAATTGTCGGCAATGTGCTTTCGGAAACCCTTCCAGTCAGGACTGTCGGGGTCGTCGATAGCATATGCCATTGCCGCCTCTACGAGAAACACGATCTGTGCCTCGCTGTAGAGACGCCGTCCCTTCACCGCCTTACCCGGAATCTGTTCCGACTTCGGCGCTGGGGTGCGGAATGATGCTGGAGGAATCCAGCCTTTCGCTTCCCACGAGCGAATGGTGACAGGCTTGCGGTTCAGTGCGGATGCCAAGGCACCCACCGTGTAGAACCGGCGAGCCATACCGTTCACCAGATACTCATAGGAACGGAGGGAGTTTAGCCACTCATGTGTGGCGCTGTCAACGCCCCCTCCACGATTTCTTGGTGCGACGTTACCGGGGTAATCGGGGCCGTCGTCGTCCTGCTCACGCCTGCTGGTGAGTGCGTTGAAGTAATCCAAAGGGTCTGTGCTCATCCAGCAACCTTCGTGCTCTGATACCAATCCGAGTACTCACTCAGACCGGCCATGACACCACGAATCCATTCAGCGGCGAGCACGACCTCATCGGGGTCGCTGATGTCCCACTGTGCCCAGATGCCACAGTTCTTGGACTTGAGCCAAGAGATAATGATGTTGAGGTCATCCTCATAGACAGCCATTTGTGCTACTCCTTGTGTTGTTCAGAGACTATTGAAGTAATTATCCCGCTGTTTACACGCGCTTTTGTAGGTAAGACCGTAGAAGTAGTAGATCACTTTACCTTTTACTACCATGATCTCCCACTTGAATGGGCGAATCTTTCGGACTACTTGGTCTTCTTTTGGTTGAGCCATGCTTTCAGTTCCTTGACGGAGATGGTTTCAATACCGGCCTGCTCGTGTGCGTCAACGAGATTTCCGATAACCGCGTAGACCTGCTGGGGGCTGGCGTCTTTGGAGATAGCAATTGCCATGACTTGTGTCCTTCCGTCTTAGGGGGTGTGGAGAGACGAACTTAGCACACCCTCAGTAGTCGTAAGTTGCTTCCTCGACCGGTTTCATGAAGGCGTAAGAAACTGGTGCCTCTTTGTAAAGGTTCTGGACCTCGTCCTCGATGCCAGCCTCGTCCCGGTGGTCGTAGACGTAGGCCATGAGGGCATCCTCGTTCAGGACCCTGATCTCGTCGCTGACCTTCTCCCAGATTCCTCGCTCCTTAGCCCACTCCTCAGCGGCCTCGATGTTGAGGGACTTGTTGCCCTGTCGCCTCTGCTTCTGGAGCATGAAGGGGCCGATCTGGAGCCACTTGTGGCCCTTGTCGTCCTCCTCGCCCTCGGCATCCACGGCCTCAGATAGTTGCTTCTTGTACTCAGCCACGATCTTGTTGAGGGCCTCCACGTGGCGCAAGTGGCTCATGTACTCCTCGGTAATGCGCTCTAGTTCGCTCATAGGGAGGAGTCTCGCAGAAAACCACTGAGCGTGTCAAGAGTCAATTCCATACTTCCTTCTTTGTTGAGGTGCTTGCCGTCGATGAACGCCTCGTTGACCGAGCGCTTCATCTGGAGCATGTCGTACTGACGCTCTTCGATGCTCCCCTGCATGACGAACGTGGCGATGGTTACGTGGGGGAACTCAGAGGACAGACGGATGATGCGAGCCTCCCGCTGTTCCAACTTACCGCTAGACCACGGCAGGTCGTAGGAGATGAGGTAGTTCGCCATAGGTAGGTCCACGCCGTAGCCACCAGCATCCGACGACAGGAACAGTCGACACTTGGGATCGTCAGCAAACCGCTGCTTCGATGCGTCCCGCTCCTCGGCAGACATGCCGCCCATGAACAGAACGCTGTCCGTTATGGAGGTCATAGCGTGCTGAATCAGACGCAGGTTCTCTTTGAAAAACGAAAACAACACGACCTTGTTGTTATTGTCCTGATCGAGTACCTCGGTGATGTACTCCACGACCGCATCCAACTTGGGGGTCTTCGTTACGCCTTCCAGCCATCCTCGATGAACGATGTCATATGCGTACTCACTGCCCTTCGGCGTATTGGGGTCCTTGAAATCGGTGGCGGACTTGCGTACCAGAAGATGGTTGTCGCAAAGCATCCGAAGCACGGTAAGGCGAGACATAATCTGCCCCTGTGTCTCATCCCCGTCTCCTCCGTTGTAGTGCGCCCATAGGTTGAAGCCCCCCTTACCCTTACCCATAGCCTCCGATATCTTCGCTAATAGGTCATTGGCGATGCGTCTGTAAGCCGCCGCGCCACCGGCGTCGAAGGTGACCGGGACAGTCTGGTGGATGATATCCGGCAACTGATCCTTGATATCGTCCCGGGTCTTGCGGACCATGCACTCCTGCATCGTCTTGTGCATCTTGTCGAGATTGCGATATCGGGTGGGTTTGCCCCAGTTATCACGCACGATAAATGTCCGGTCAAACATCTTGAAGTCCCCGAGCACGTCTTTGTCCACGAACTCCATGATGCTGAAGAGTTCCTCGGGGCGGTTCTCGATGGGCTGACCTGTCAGGGCATAGCGATATGGCACCGTCTTCCCGACCTTCTTGAGCAGGCGGGAGCGCTTGGCTGACCGGTTCTTGATCATCGTGCTCTCATCGATAACCACGGCTTGGATGGTGCCTATGCGGTCCACGTCGTTAGCCAACGTCTCAGCATTGACAATGACGTACCTGCTGTTGATGGACATACGCCACTGAACGTCACGCTTGTTCTTGGGGCCGTCGATTACGGTGGCTTTAGCGTCAGTGAACTTGCTGATCTCTCTCAGCCACTGGAACTTGAGGGAGGCAGGGACAACAACAAGACAGCGGTCCACCTCGCCCTCGCTGTGGAGTTGCTCAATAGCCCCCAGCGTGGTGGGAGTCTTGCCAGCACCCATGACCATACCCAGCAACATCTGGCCCCTGTCGACCATGCGCTCTACGGCTTCCTGCTGGTACGGCCACAGGGTGCCCCTAAACATATACGGCGGTTACCTGTCGTATACCGTGGAGGATCGTGTGGTCCGACATGGCCCCAAGGTCCTTGTCGTCGGTCTCGTACTTCCAGTACTTAGTCCCGTTACGGAGAGAGGGGAGACGGTCACGGAGACGCTTAGTCTCCATGCGGCCAGTGGGGTCGTTGTCGAGCGCAATGATCAAACCGTCAAAGCGGTCAGTCAGCAGCCGGATCTGCTGCTCCGAAACATTGGCCCCGAAAGAGGCGACAGCGGAGATATCAGGCTTCCCATACACGCTATGGAAACGCACCACGTCCAGAGGCGACTCCAGAAGCAACGCGGTCTCCGCGTGGGCACGCTCGATACCGAACAGAGTGTCGCCCTTATGCACGCCCTCCGGGTGGTTACGGACCCAACCGGTCTTCTTCAACTGCCATCCCCACAACTCTCCGACGGGGGACACGATGGGGATAACCACGCTCTTGTTAGTGGTATCCCATCGGATACCGTAACGGGCAGTCACTTCCTCATCGAGCCTGCGGAGTTCACGCATACGGATCGGCAGGGGGCGGAACTTGCTGTACTGGCCCCAGTCGATAGGGGTGTAGGTCTGCCTGACCTCCTGCTCGCTCTCCGTCAGTCGCTGAAGACCGGAGGTGATGAGGTGCGACTGGATGCTCCACAGAGCGGACGGGTCGTTAGTCAGTTCGCTGATGAGCATGGACAGGTTGCCCCGGCCACCACAGGAGAAGCAGAACCACAGACCAGTATCGCAGTTGAGATACCACGAGTAGCGAGTGCTCTCTCGCCCCTTGATCCGGTGATGCACGGGACACCGCCCGTTGATCTCGTCGCTCTGAATCTTGTTGATCTCAACACCGAGGCCCGAAAGAACCTCAACGAGGTCACTGCTCCTGTTGCTCACGTGCTTTCTCCAACACACTATTAGTGATGAACTCAGTCAGAGCCGCTCGCCTTACGAGTTCAGCGTTACTGCCCTCAATGACTGCGATCTCGTTATCGTCCTCGTCTACCACAAAGATGCGATCATCCGTTGCCTCTGCCAGTTCCTCTCTCAACTTGCGGATGTACTGAGCGGCCTCCCTGAGCAGGTGAATCTCGGGGGTGCTGATGGCGCACCACTCCAGCCGATCCACGATGTCCATCTCAGTCGAATGATGGGTCGATTTCGTCAACTTCGTACACCTCCTCAAACTCCATGGTCTGCCAGTCCCACTTGACGTGGACTTCTGCTCGGCCCGCTGTACGGGCTTCTACCACCCGGATAATGGCCTGATCGTCGAGGTCTGGGTTGCGCTCAACGCCCAGTACCAAGTCAGCGTCCTGCACAAAAGATGATGTGTAGCCAATGGAATCCGCCGTGATCGCTCGGGTGCGCTTGTTGTTGAGTTTCCAAGATAGCACCTGCGACGTTCCAACGATAGGAATATCAAACCGCTGAGCGAGTCGCTTCGTGCCCCGGGTGATGTTGGTCAGAGCCTGCGGACTGCCCTTCGGCTCCCCGTGCTCGTCGTCCATGAGGTACATACCGTCGATGTACACAGCGTCAGGCTGGTACTCCTGAATCTTGGCGGCAATGGCGCTGACCGTGGTCAGGCTACTGCTGTCCTCAGACATGATGAACGGTTGCATGTTCTTGCTGAGCACCATGGACTTGCGGATGCGCTCCATCTCAGCCTCAGACAACTGACCGCTGAGGATGCGGTCATATGGGACCTTGGCGTTGAGTGCGTCGTAGCGTGACTCCTGCTCGGCTACGGACATCTCAAAGGAGATGAACATGGGGCGCAGACCGTGGCGGTGGCAGGCGTTAGCCATGATCAACTCAAACAGCGACTTGCCTCGCTTAGGCTCGCCCACCATGACGACGAATTGCTGGGGGCGCAGGCCGTGAGTGATGCGATCCAACCCAGAGAAGCCGGTGGGGATACCACGCAGTGCGTTAGGAGTATCACGCATCTCCTTGTAGCGCTCAAAGCGGACTTCCCAGTTCTCGATGATGTTGAAGTCCCGCAGGCGGGCTGTGTCAGCGCTGGCTGACTGAAGACCCTTGGACAGGATCGCCATGGCCTCGGACACGTCGTCCTTGTCGAGTGGCCCCATAGCATCCGACACCGCCGCAATGACGGTGCGAGAGCGGTACGCATTGAGCAGTTCGTCGAAGAGGCCGCTGAACGTCTCAGCACCCGTGTCCTCGATGTCGATGTCACCGTAGGCGACGTGGAAGGCTCGCTCGGAGGGAACGGCCCCGTGCTGGTTGTTGTAATCCAGCACCCACTGGTACACCTTCTCCCACTCGTTGGCGAAGTAGATCGGCTTGATGCCGGAGCGAACAGCCTCGTGTAGCGACTGCTCCTCAATGATCTTGCTGATTACGAGGTGCTCAATAGATGCCATCAGATACCAAATGTCCCGTCGGGTCTGGTGACAGTAGCACGCATACCCAGCATGGCGGCGTCATCCTCGTATGGGGTGAACAGTGTGTGTACGTCTCGGTTGTACTTGAAGTCGTCCCGCAGATCGTTGAGGTCGTTGTAGGCGTAGACCGTGACGGAGATGCCCTTACGTGCCAGCCAGTGAGTGGCGGCATCTGCGAGTTCGTCCTCCATGTAGGTGTACACCTCCACCCCGAGATTGAGGTGGTTCACCATGTGGTGGAGGGACTTGAGAGGCATCTCGTTGATCTTCCACTTCCGCACCTCTGCCCTGATCCACTCCTCTTCTGTTACCTCTTTCTCACGCTGAAAGAACCGGCGCTTGACCGGCTCCTCCATGCGAGTGATGATCAGGTCCTCAAACCAGCAGGCGATGTGCTTGTGGGTGGTGGGGGCGATGTCGTTACCTTCCACGGGCTACCTCAAGATCGAAGTCAGCCAGAGGGTTAGCCAGACGGCTCCCGTAGCGGTTCTTGATGTCCTGTAGCGACAAACGTGACGTGATGATCGTCGCCTTCTGCTTGTCGTAGCGCTTGCGGATGAGGCTTCCCAGTTCGTGGCTGGCGAACTCAGTCAGGCGCTCTTCGCCCAGCCCGTCGATGACCACCACGTCGAACACGCCCTTGACGTACTTGACCACGTGTGGGGACGAGTACATCTCAGGGAGCAGGCCGTCGTTGTCGAACGAGTCCTTGATCATCTCGATGTAGTCGTCAGCCTCTACCCACCGCCCAGACACCTTGTGGTTCTTGATGATCCTCGTCAGGGTGTGGGCGGCGATGAGTGACTTACCGGAACCGGACGACCCCTGTAGGAACAGGTTGGTGTCGGGGCCGATGTTGAAAGCATCCCAATCAGACATGTTCTCACGGATGCGTTTGGGGATGTGGAGGTGGAACAGGCGCTCCTCAGTCGAGCGGTTGCGCCACCACGCCTCACTCTTCCATTCCAGAGGCGTTGAGTAATTCACCAGTCTTCCTGCCTTTTCTTGACGGTCTCTGATGCGACGGCTAACTGCACGGTGGGCTTACGGGAGGCGAGCATCTTAGGCGAGCGCTTCCTCGTCGTCAAGACCTTGGGGAGCATGACCGGCCCCAAGGATTCGTGGAGGGCATCCACGTCGTTCTCCTCACCGAGGTTCCATTTGATCAGCCCCTCCAAGGCGGTAAGGCGGCTATGGAACTCTCTGGAATCCCCCCGAAGTATCTCTGCGACCACGGTGGGGTACCTGAACAATGCCTCGTCACAGGTCAACAGAACGGCCTTACGGACCTCTCTGGAGTCGTCAAAGAGGTCGTCGTTGTTGGGCATACCATCCACCAGCCACTGCAATACGCTGTCGTTGGCACGCATCTCCACGCCCTCTACCAGCGTGGCTTGTACGTCGTTGGTGCAAAAGAGCGGGGCGGGATAGGCGGTCTGCCCCTCGGGGGTCTGAAAGAACTTGTCGATAGTCGCCTTGATGCTCTCTGCGGAGAAGCCCTGCTTCAGCCTGCGGGAGAACAGGACGTTGAGTCTGACTTTGTCGTCCTCGTCACACCGCTGGCTCATTCTCATGTTTTTGTGGTAGGCGAAGTAGTTCGTCAGTTCTCGTACGGGACGGCTGACGTAACGGGGTGTCGAAACGCTCATTTCCCAATCTTTCTCGGGGACATCTGGGTCGGCTCCGAATGTAGGCATCTCTCTCCTTAGACGAGACGAGCGGCCCCCGAAGAGGCCGCTCGTCCCATACCTGAGGAGACACCCCAAGAGGTGCCCCCGCAGGGTATCACCGGTACTAGCGGTCTGTCAACGACCCTCGATAACTCGGGTCACCCAGATACGAGCCTCGTGCAACTTGAGACGAGCCATGGCAGTATCGGGGGTCTCGGGAGCGTGGTCGAAGAAGGACTCAATGACCGAATCCAACTCAGCCAAAAGCCCCTTGGGGGGTGCCGGTGCCTCTGCGGCAGGGCGCACCACGGGAATCTCCTCCGTGACGAGCGTGTCGTCCTCGGGGAACAGTTCCGCAATGATGCCAGCCTTCGTCTTGGCCTCGCACCCCATGCGCTCCCCGTACCTCTTCACGACGTAAGCCGTGGCGGTCTCCAACTCCTCACGGGTGTAGGAGTAGTCGTCTTCCTCCTCCTCCTCCTCAACCACGGGGGCAGGTGTCTCGACCTCAGGAATGTCTTCAGCGATGATGATGGGGGCAAGACCGTTGCTCAACTCCAGCACCGTGGCATCGGGAACCACGTCGAAGACGGAGTTGATGAGATCCTCCTCCTCGTCGTCCCAGAGGAACAGGACGTTACCGTCGAGGGCCTTCATCAGGCTGGCGTAGGTGTTGCGGACCTTCTGAACGGTACCGTGGTCGGCCTCACGGAAGGCGCTGTGGACCTTCTGCTCATCGGTGTAGAACAGCACGAAGTCGATCTCGTGGTCGAGAACGTAGTCGTACACGGCTCCGATGGACTCGGGCACGGGGGAGCCGGACCACGCGAAGGCGAGGGTGTCGCCGTCGGTCAGGGCATCTCGGAGCGCCTCCGTCACTGCGTCTTTCGGGCACGGGCCGGTGCCCATGATGATGTGGGTAGCCATCTTCTCTCCTCTGGCTCGTTGGGAGGAGGAACTGTACCAGCCTAGTTACTAAGGCGTCAAGTACGTGTCGATGGCATCCATGCCGGGGATGGCGTTGAACGCAGTAAACGTGTAGTAGTCAGCAACCGTGACCGGCAACGCGCCGACGAGAAGGTTGTTGACGATAGAGCGAGTGCGCTGATAGTCCTCGGAGTACACCGATATCGACTCGTAGGCGTTGCCGTTATTACTGCCTTCGCTGGACCACAGATAGTCCTTGGTGCTGTTGCCAGCAGGATCGAGAATCCACCCACCACGAGTAAACGACCCGTCGAAGTACTCTCCCAGAAGGTTGCGCTCAGCCAGCAGGTACTTCAACTGATAAGTCGACACGGTGCTGAGATCCACTAAGAACTCAATGAATACGATAGTCCACTCATCTCCAGACAAGTTCGTAGCGGCGACAGCCTGTGCGGCGGGGGAATCCCCAGCACGGGTGGTACCTTCAGACCAACCCACCACGTCTCCCGCCTCATTGACCAGCCGCACCCACTTCAACCCAGACGTGCCGATAGCGCTGTGAACAGAGAAGGCAACTTGGTCCGCCTGCTGAACGGGTATCGGACAGTCGATGTGGAACATGACGTGCGTGATGCCCACCGAAGCCCCGGAACTATTGGGGGTGTAGTCCGTTCCAGCAACCGTGTAGGTCGTATAAGCGCTGTAGTTGGTGGCGGCAAAGTCGTTGCCATGCACGGCGAAGGCGGTAGACCCTCCGTCGTCATACGCAACGATGTAATCCCCGACCCCAACAGGAAGCCCCTCAAAAGTGGTAGCCGAGGCAGAAGTCCAATACATGCCCGGTGTGTAAGCGCTAATAGAGCCTAAGGAAGGATATGTGGCGCTGTTACCGGCAACATAAGTTGTCGGGTCATATGCTCCCATAGCATATGTTGGGCGTACGGCCTCGACCTTATGAGCGGGTCGGTGCGTAACCAGCCCGGTGGCGTCCTCTGGGTCGGTGATGTAGTTCACTCGTTGAGCGAACACTTTCATGGTGCGATTGTCTTGGTCAATCTCAAGTTCCGAACCGGCAATGGCCCTAGCAATACCGGTAATGCCCTCCAAGGTGCCCTTAGAGCGACGCAAATACCCAATGTCATCAAGCAGTGCCCTCATGCGCTCCGTGTTACTGATGCCGGTGCGGAGGCCCACACCAATCGTGTAAGCAATGGCGTCAAGGGTTTCGCTATTGGACTCAGCAGGGTCACGAGAGACCATGACGTAATCGAGCATGGTACGTACGTAATCCATCTCAAAACCAAATATGGACAGGAACTTGTAAAGGGGGCCGACGACGTTACCCGGTGGGAGGACTCCCAACTCGATATTGGCGTAGTCAGACGCTGAGTCGATGTAATCACCGATACTAATGTCGGACTCTCGGTAATACTGCGGCAGGCGTCGCCACAACAGAGAAGTAGACCCGTAGTTGTACGGGACTAACACCTCGACAGAGGCGGCAGGCTCATAGTAGGTCTCTGCGACGGTTGACTCGTACTTCACAAAGAGCGTGTAATAAGCCCATCTGCCCTGACTTAGCCCGGTGTGCTCGTAGAAGAACTCGGTGCTCGATTCCGAGAGCACCGTACCCGACGTAACGGTGGCGGGTTGTCCGTCTGGGGAATAAATCAAGATAGCCCCGGTAGCGGTGGGGGCTTCGACTAGATCAGTGCCCGGGAAATCTGCTCCCCACTCGATCTCTACAACACCGTAGGCGACCGCATTAGCCTCAAGGAAACTCTCAACGAACTCGTTGGGTGGGATAGAGTAGCCATCTGACCTGAGGGCGACGTCAAAGTCTCTTGATCCCTCGGTGTCATCGACAACCCATGTGCCAGCGGAGGCGGCATTGCCAGCAGACGCCGCTGTGTTATAGACATCGATGTCATAACGTGCGTAAGAACCCCGGTCAATACCGGTCTTACGGAGGGTGAATGATACTCGTGCCATTACGTACCGGTGATGCCGCCAGATACGGTAACGACCACCGTTCCCTTCTTGGGGAGATTCAACGGATCAACAGTTATGGATTCTTCCACGCTAGATCCGTCGTTATCGAAGACGCTGATGGTCGCGTAATTGACACCGTAAACACTCATGATGGCTCGGTAAAACTGACCCAACGACATGGTCTGACCAAAGTACACGTTATCAAACCTGAACAAATTATCTACAGCAGTCTCGATGTCACGCTTTGCGTATAGAGCGACAACATTATCTGATAAATATGCCGTGATAGTCAGGTCAATCGTGTCCCAAGTAACCGTGGGGGCGCACACCACGTCAATGCCGAGCATTGCGCGAGGTTGCAGAGCGGTCACTACCTGCGCCTGTACCGAATCACTGACGGTCTGCGAAGTATCACCGGTAGTCAGGTAATCCGCTGACCGATTGACCTGCGGGTACACGGTCACGCTGGCGTTACCGGCTGAGGCACCTCCAGCGGGGTTAGGGGTGTACTCCACTGCCGCTTTTGAGACGCCGTCAATGCCCAACGCAAGGTTCACGTAATCAAACTGGGTAACTGCACGATTCTGCGCTGAAGCAAAAGCCGGGATGGAGTTCTTCATAGAGGAGATTGCCTCCTCGTTGACTCCGCCGGATAGAGCAGACGATGAAACAATGGTCACACCTTCTGGTGCGGCATCCCTGAAGGCGGTAATGCTGTTAGCCGGTAAATTGCCAGAGGCCCCGCTGGAATAGGCGTAAACAGCAGTAATAGTAGAGCCGGTGGGCGGGATAAAGCCACGCACCTCAGTTCCGAACACAATCTCTGTTGAGCCAGTGGCGGTAGTACGCACGCTGTACACCCGGTCGCCAGCAGTCGCATTAGACAGGCGATCAATGCGGCGGTACTCAGTAGCAGTTACGCCGTCTTCGTAGACGGTGACTACGAGGGAACTACGTACAACAGCGTCGTTAGATAACGTATACCGCTGCGAACCACGGCCAGACGCGGAGTTAGTCAAGGTCTCAGCGGGAGAGTTGACTATAAAACCTTCGTACACAGTAAACGTAGCCGTAGAGCCAGCGGTTATCGTCGCCCCCTCGGGAATGTACGCCTGATACGTCGACTCGTCATAGCGTGCAATGAGTTTTGTGTAGTCATTGACGGTGGTATCGGCAGTGCTGCTATTACGGAGAGTCACCGTCCCTGCGGCGCTCGTACGTCCGCTAGGGGTGTAGTCGAACAGGTTGGCAAACGCCAAGACAGACTCACGCTGAGTTGCAGTGGGAAGTAAGGCTTCGCCAGCAGCGCGGTCAACGTAGTAATGAAGAACGTCGCCCATCTGTGCCCAGAGGTCAACGAGCACCATGCCGAAGTCAGAGGGGTCACGGTCAGTCCACTCGGGGGCAATACGCCGAGCACGTGATAAGAGGTCGGACTTGATCGTTGCGTAATCTCGGCTGGAATAATCAAATGCCATCAGAGCGGACTTTCCTCGGTCAAGGTATTAGATACGGTAAAGGTAAACGACTGTGCTGGGCTTAGTGGCAACGAGTAGTAAACGTAGATGTCCGCAGTGCTGTTATCGATTTCGTTCTGCCTGATACGGATATCGTGGATGGTAACTCCAGACACCCGGTCATGTACTTCCATAATAGCATCAATCTTGAAATCGGATTCGACGAGTTCATCGATTGGCTCAAATAGCAGGGAGTAGAGATTGGCTCCGTAGTTAGGGAGGCCGAACCGTTCTGGGGGCGCAGTTGTCAAGGCATCGACGATCTTCTGACGAGCGATGATGTCAGTGTTCGTAGTTGCGGCAACACGCCCACCCGTAAACCTAAATGGTACGGCTATGTTCTTCATCTGTTACCTCAGCCAAACATAGCGGCGAAGGTCTTGGGGCCGACTACGCCGTCAACCGTAAGACCATTGGCCTTTTGCCACTCCTTGACACGGCGCTCGGTAGCGGGGCCGTACCAGCCGTCCGGTGTGGCTCCCACCTTTTCCTGCACCGCCTTGACGTGCTCACCACGGGTACCCCTCTGCATATTGCCGGGGAACTCGGGCGCAGGCTTCTTCTCAGGGCCAATCTTCACCGAGGCAACCGGCTCAGGAGCAGGCTCAGCGGGCTTACAGGCGCAGTTCTTAGCGTGCTTCTCGGAGCCGGGACCCCAGATACCATCGACATGAAGGTCATGCTCAGCCTGCCAAGCCTTGACAGCGGCCTCGGTTTTGCGACCGTAGTCACCGTCCACAGGATCAGCACCGACGAGTTCCTGAACCTTCTTGACCGCCGCACCCTTAGACCCGACCTGAAGCCATGGCTTCTTTCCGGGGGGAGCGGTGGGAGTCTTCTTGGCAGGAGCCGGTGCAGGCGGCACGGGGGAGTCGCCCAGCAGGCGCTTCATGGTGTCGATGTAGTACTGGGGGTCGTCCGCCTTGTCATTGCTGACCTCGACATGGACCCAATCTCCTCCGGGCGCACCAGAGAAAGCGGGCTTGTCATACACCTGCCAGCCACCACGGTCGCACTTCCAACCACGACCGTGGGGCGCAGGGTAGTAATCGAAGATCGCCTCAACGAAGAGAGCGTCCGCATTAGCGGCAAGGAAGTCCATCATCCTACAGGCGGCTTCATAGTTGCCGGGGCCACGATACGGTGCGCCTCGCCAACTAAGGTCCCCCGCCCTGCCCGTCGCATGAACGGAGTAAGACGACTTCCCTCTCTTCTTACGTACGCCGAAAGTCCCGTTATTCCACAGGCCAAAGTGGGCTTCTAAGAGATCGATAAAGGTCTCAAAGCCTGCCCTCTTGCCTCCGGCAATAACGTCAAATCCGGTGTACGGACGGCCCATGATCAGCCCAGACGGACAGCCGAAGCCGACTTGTCGCCAACCTTGCTGGCGGCGAACGACTTCACGAACGAGAGGACACCGGCAGCGACAGCGGCCTTGACGGCATCGCCAACACCCACCGACAGGATGTCCATAGCGTCGGTGCCGACGAGGGCAACGAACGTCTGAGCAACAGTCGAAACTGCACGCTCACCGGCATCCTTGAGAAACTTGGGATCAAACATATGAATACCTCCGATAGGGGTTATTACAGTGCTAACCCTAGCACAGATCGCTGAGGTTAGTTGGTTTCCCGCTTGATGCGAGCACCAAGAAAAGCCTCGTCAATCTCTTCCTTAGTAAGTTCGCCGTCCATACTGGCACGGGCCAGTTTCTCAGCGACCTGAGCGACTGCTACGAAG